CCGCACTTAAGTCTGTTAGATAGTTGTTGCTAAGTTCTTGCAAATCTACTACTAATGCTTCTATTTTGTAAGCAACTAACCCTGTAGTACTAAAGGTTTTGCTAAGAATAGCTAATAGGGAGAGTTTGTCATTTATGTCACTTACTGCGACATCTAAACCTACTAGATCATTTCTCATTTCTTCTAGCTGTGTTTCTAGTAATGCGACTTTATTGTTATGTCCCTCCACAGTTTCATTAGCAGTATTAGCTGCCGTTATACTAGCAGATATGGTGGCTATTGAGGTTTCTAATATTGCTAGAGATGCTACCAGTGTCTCCTTGTCTAGAGTTTCTGCTTCCATACTATCATCTATTAGCAGGTGATACTTCTCCCAATCTTCTTGTGCTTCTTTAGCCGCAGCAGCTTCGCGTTTACTAACACCCGCTTCCAGTATTTTCTTACCTAGTTCTTTACTCAGACTTGTGTGCGTAGTTACTAAATGTGTATGCTCTGCAACTAAAGCAGCTATCTTGTCTGCATCTATATCTTGTGTACAGGTAGGGCAAACAGCGTCTAACCGTCGCATCTTACTTATAAACAGTGTCGCGTCGGATACAGTCTTATCTGAGTTAGCTTTAGCCACAACATCCACGCTGCTGTCTGTCTCACTAGAAGGTACAGATATTGGCAGGACTATTGAGTTTCTCATATTCTTATATGTGTTATTCTGAATAATCCTTTTATTAATAGCTTCAATGTTTCTAATAGTAGTTCTAAGTTCTGCGGCTTCTGAGATGCTTAGCTCGTCCACCTTAGGTACTGCGACACGTTGCTTTAGCACTAGGTCAGATTTAGCATATTTAGTAATCCATTGCTGCACTGTCTCTTGTTTACCGGTAGCTACATCTAAGTCCCTGCCTAACAGAGATACTTCTTTCTTAAAGTACTCCCCGATCTTAGTATACCTACCTAAGTTAAGCAACTCAATCAGAAACTTCTTTCTAGCCGTATCTGGACTTCTTAGAAACTCTAAGCTGGTAGAACTGCTTTGGTATACTATCTGTGCGAAAGTTTTATGTTCAAGCCCGATAATCTCTTCGATCATCTTATATGTTGCTGTGGCTGTGTGCGCGCTTATGTCATTGCCATTTTCTAGTAACGTGACTTTCTGTGTAGAACCCCGCACAGTATTTATTATATACTCATGTGCACCCTTGGAAAACTCTAACTCTATAGAATACTCTTTTTCTTTGCAGTATCTATTGAGTATGTTCGTCTTCTTAATACCCTTAGTGTTTTTATTATAAAGTACTTCTTCTAGAATTAGAGCAATAGAGGTTTTCCCGTTTCCGTTGCTACCTATCAATTGTGTTAGCTTGTTAGTGCTAAAATCTATTGTGTTACTAGCACCGTAGCTGAAGGCATTGCTCCAAGTCATCCTTTTTAGTGTTATCATAAATCTATCCTTGCATTGTGTTGCTGTAGTTCATCTAACACTTTATTAACTTGCTCCTCTGGTAGCTGCATGATATACAATAGATACTCTCGAACTTCGTCTAACAATGTGAGTGATGGGTCTAATATAAGTGCAGAATCTACTATACGTTTGCTTACCTTCTTATCAATCAGATCACTGTCCCGCATACTTGAAAGCTCTAGTAATGATCCTTCTACATCAAATATTGTATGATGAAAGTCAGTAGCTACAGGTGTTTCCCCTGCTTTTATTGTCTTTCGTATTAGCTGTGGCAGCTTGAATTCTAACCATTCATGCTTTAAGGTTTCAGAATCTAACAATATAGCACCGGTTTTTACCTCTTCTCTATGGAAGCTAGTAGTGTATGGGCTACCCGGGTATAGAATGTTTCTCTGGCTGTTCTTGTAACTGTGAAGATCACCAGCTAGAACCAAGTCCCAGCCCTCTAACCTATCTAAGTCGATCTCTGGTTTGACATGTGGTTCTATAGCGCCACGCACATGTGTGCATAATATACGGTTATTTGGCTTAGGGAACTCTTTGTCCTTAATCCTACTATAAGGTATTACATCAAAGGTATTATTAGAGTAATAATCGTCTATGATTGTTACTAGTGCGTTAATCTTACTAGTAGCCTCCTTTAAATAACTTAAGAAAGTTGTTGTCTTAGTAACAGCACAATGATTGCCTGAGTATACCAACGTTTCTATATTACAAGAACTAACGAGCTGGAAGTACAACTCCATTTCTTGCACGGTAGGAACTCTATCGAAAATATCACCACCTAGTATCAAGATATCTGCTTGCTCTTGCATCCCTTGAAGTTGCTCAATAAACATATTGAAACGGTTCTTGTACCAATCACTGGGGACGTTCTTAGACCCAAGCTTGATATGTATATCTGCTGTGAAGAGTATTAGCATTGTTTTCCATACGTATTATTTACTGTCATAGTAATAGGGCTCCAACTTTCGCTGAAGCCCTCTCCCATATAAGTTTATTGCGCTATATCACCAAGCTCGTCAATCGCTTCTTTGTCAGTACCTGTGTCATCTGAGCCAGAATCTGAATCTTTAGTAATGCGCTCTAATAGAGCTTTTACTTCATCAGAGGTTGCGCGTGGATACGCTGCATCAATACCAGGATCGGCTGCTACTAGAGCTTTCTCCGCATCTGTAAGTGCTGATGGCTTGCAGCGTAGTGGCTGCAGTGAATAAGCAATATCCCATACATTGCTGCCTGTTTTAGCCTTCTTGAAGTGAAGCGAGTAACCTGTCTCTGGATCAGTGGGGTCACCAAGATCAGTGGCTAAGTCTCTAACTTGTTCGAATAATTTCTTTTTCAAGTTGAGAGCCTTAACCTTGCCATCCGTTGGGTCGATACACAGCACAGCATAGTTCCAAGAGCACTTAGCCTCTGGGAAGAACTCCTGCACATAGTCGCGATCCTTGTTGTCGAATTTCTCAGTAACTCTGTTAAACGCTAAGCACTCTACTGGAATATCCTTTCCATTTGTGCCTTTGACCCAGTACACATAGCGTGGCAGAATGTCTCCTACCATACGTACAATATTGTCACCATCTACGTACTTAAAAGTATCAATAGACTTTTGTGCAGTGCCTTTAGCTTTTGTGAATGAAATAGCCATGTGTTGTAATTCCTTATTAGTGTTGTGAGTAAAATTACTCGTATTTAAAAGTTATGCTTTTACTAGTAATATCTAGTAATTTGTTGCTTTTTATTGCCCTTAAATCAATATCAGGGAAAAAACTTAAATCTAAGTTCTTACTCCCTAGTATCTTATAAGACGCAAAGTCGCGGCGTCCTGCTAGTTTGATATACTGCGCTTTATATACTACATCAGTGTTGTCTTTGAATAGATCCGCTGCGTTTAGTAAAAAGCTAGTACCTTGTGCCAACCCGTCTATTGGCTTGTGTTTCTCGAAGGTGTTGCGTGGTATTACCCTGCCTAAAGACAGCTTCCGTAGTGCTTCGACTAGGAAGGTTGTATCACCCGCTGTCACAGCTTCAAGTAATTCTAAATTGAAGAATAATATTTTCATTATGAGTATCTTGTTGTTTAAATTTTCATTATAAAGTATTATACCACAGAAATTAAACATTTTCAAGTCTAAATTTTACAATGTACTAATCTCCCACTGCTTCCTTAGGTACAGCTCAAGCCTAGCAGTGTTCTGTCTCTTATCGTTCCAGCCTGCAAACTGGAAATCCAGCACCGTAGGTGCAAGCTTTCCGACGTGCCTGCGTTGAATCCTTCCTATGATTTGCTCCAGTAAAGAGTCGTTGTTAATCGGAGTAGCTAGGAGAACGCAGCTTAGAGGGTTGATGCTAATTCCTTCACTAAAAATCCCGCGTGATCCCGCTATACAAGATATTTCTCCATCAAGTATCTGACGCTTAGCTTCATTCCTATCCCCTATCTCTCCGGTAACGACAGCACAAGCGTCTCCTAGCATTTCTCCCATAGCTACTAGGAATTCCACTCTATCAGATATTATTAGTACTTTGTGCCCCTTATCTATCTGAACTGCGGCTACTTTAGCAACAAGATTTAAGTACTTTTTGTCTCGCACTAGCTGGGTTATTCTATCAACCCAAGCTAGGTCTGCATTCAGAGTAATACCCGTCTTTACTAGAAGTATCTTAGGAGTTAGGGTATTGGCCTCTGGTGGTATGAGTACCTTTGAACCAAAGTAATCAGGAATAACCACGTGCTTCTTGTCTTTCCGTACCAGGGTACCACTAAGCCCGATCCTGTATCTTGCGTACATCCCATTAACAATCTCTGAGAATGTGGTAGCTGCTGTTCTATGACACTCATCCACTATAACTGTACCAAACTCTTTAGCCACTGTGCCAACATGCTTCTTCAGCGTTTGGGTGTTAGCAACAGTTATAATCTTATCTTTATAGTCTAGCTTCCCCCCACCAATAACTCCAGCTTCTATCCCAAATAGTGTTGCTATTTCTTCTACCCACTGATCTCTAAGTGCCACAGTATGTGTTACTATTAGAGTGCGTTGCCCAAACTTCTTAGCTAAGTATAATCCAACAAAGGACTTACCCCAACCCACAAGAGCGTTTATAATACATGAGTCATCCGCCTCATCATAAATTACCTGCTGGTTATCATATAAAGGAAACTTACATTCAGGGAATTCAACCGGAACAAGCACTCTATTATCTACAATCTCGTAGTCTTCTGGGATTAAATCCATACGCATTTGAGGTATACTAAGAATACCTTTCGGTAGGTTCTTATAATTCTTTATAGTCAGGACAGGGTTGCCTTTCCCACCTCTTCCCCCAGCCGCAACGATTATCTTGTACGTTAATCTCTTACGTATTTCCGCAGTAATCAGCTCCCCTGGATTATCTAAATATATCCTGTTTGATATAATTGCTTTAGGCATCTATATTTTCCTGTATGTGTCTTTAAAAGGTTCCTCGTACAAACCGTAAATAATACGTGCTTTGCCCCATTCTAGTACACCCGCGTACTGCACTGAAAGCTCTGGTACATAAAATACCTTAAAGCGTTCCACTAGACCATGCACTTCTATGAGTGCTCCAGTAGCCACGCCCGGAATAACTTTTTTAATCTTAAAACAGCGTAGTCTGGCGCGTGTGGTTTTTGTG